AAGGTCAGTGTAGCCACGAATCACGCGGTAGGCGGAGACTTCATCAGATTGCTCCTGACACCATGTGTATCGTCCGTTTCCACTAGAGATCCCAAGATCAGACTCGCTGTACTCCGCCAAGTTTGTACCGACTTGCGGGCCACCATGACGGTCTGCCCTGTATCCATCAGTTGCAGGATCGCTTGGAACTCCAGAGGAAGCGCGGTAAATCAGCTCATTCCACTCTGAGCCCCCACCAATATCCATCTGGTACATATCGTCAGTACGATAAAGCGGGTCTGATGCTGCAAATGGGTCAGCATTTGCGCCGGTCATCATCCGAACGATGAACTCACTGCCGGCTCTCTTAACTTTCACAAGCTGATTAACAGGGTCGCCGCGCGGCGCTAGGCCGTTGTCGTCCGTGCCGTAGACAAGCCCACGCGAGTATAGGTGATCCCAGCTTGCGGAATACCGGAGCGATTTCTTTGCTATGTACTTGATCTTGCCGTTGTGCGCGAACTTCAGCCAGCCGATATCGCTATTCTGGGAAGTTCCTTCAGTGACGCCAGTGAAGAATGCTAACTCATCCCCGCTGAACAGTTCGTAAGAGCTAACTTCCCCGAAAAATCCGCTCGTCATATTGCCAGCAATCAGTTCTTGAGGACCGGGGCCGTACGTCCCGGAAGTCCCGCCAGTGCCGCCATCGCCGCCGGAAGAATAAACGCTTGCGAAAATTGAAAGAGAATCACCGGATGCTATCAGCTTGTCACCGCTTGAAAAGTCGAAGGCCTTATCTAGCGTCTTCTCGTCTGTAATCGATAGACCGCTGTATATCGTGTACGTAGCGGCCTCTGCTGCGTTGAAATACTTTAACGTTAGCGTTCCTGATCCTGTAATCAGTACCCCGTGCGCGCTTGCTTGCACCCCTTGAGGAACCTCAAAGATTACCTGGTCGGATGCTGTTAGGGATTTTGCGTGCGTCTTTAAGCTCATGGTTTAGTCCTTAAAATATCAATGCCATTAAGATTGGGTCGGGTAGTGCGACGTGATCGCTTACAACATTAGAAACGGCCGTAGCGTTGTCGTTCGCTTTCTGCTGAGCCACCAGTAACGCTGCCATCCACTCGGCGGTTGTCCGCGTGTCGAGCGTCTGGTCCGCGGTGATGTTGAACTGCTCCGGGTCGCCAAAGGCCGCGGCCTTCCGCATGTAGTGGAGCGCAGAATATAGGCCAGGACTGACCTCGGTATCCTCGGCTTCGCTTGCCCACTTCCCGGCAATGGCTTCTGAGATGGCGGAACCGGTGGCTGAATCCCCCGCCGCGCTTGCGTCATTGCTGGCCGCATTGGCGCTGTCGCCGGCTGCCGTCGCGGCGTCAATAGCGTCCTGCCGTGCCTGGTTGTAGTCGGCACTGCGAACCAGCATAGGCGACCAGTAGGTGCTGCCGCCGGAATCGTTCGGCCCTGTGCTCGTGATCGGAGCAATGCAAACGTAGGACTGGCCGTCGTCTTCTACAACGTCATACTCCACGTAGGGGGTGGCCTGCGCAAAGGCGCCTTTCCAGTTGAAGCGTACGCGGCCAAGATTAAGGGTTGGCATTATAAGGTTACCTCCAGTTCGCCAGCGGCGTTGACGATAAAATTGTTGGCGTCGGAGTAGCCGGCAAAGTGCGCGATCAGATCCGAGCCGTTCAACTCAAAGTTGATAAAATCCATGGTGGTGGTGTCGTTGATGCTCTGCGCCACTAGCGCGGCGTCGTCGGCGGCCCCTGTGGCTGTTTGCGCGTCGGCGTCTACCTGAACGGCGGTGTCGTTGACTTGCTGCTCCACGCCTTGAATGTTGTTTTCGCTGGTCGCAGCTGCCTGAGCTGAATCGCCGGCACTGTTGGCCGACTGTATGGCTGTCGTCTCTGCGCTCGTGGCGCTCTGTTCCAGCTGAAGCACCCGGCTCTCGGCGGCGGCAACGGCCAGACTGGAACCTCGTGCTGACTGCTCGCTGGCCTGCGCGTCCAGAGCGTAGAAAGCGGCGCCCCGAATACCGCTCTCGACCACGGTCAAACTGCTGGCCCACTTCCCGGCCTTGTCCCGGGCCGCTTCGGCGGCCTGCTTGGCCGCTTCCACGTCCGCCACGTTGATCGCCAGATCCAGATTCGTGGTGGTAAAGGTCGCCCCGGAGGTATAGCCCAGAGTCGCCACATACAGGTTCTTACTGGTGGGGTCGCGCAGAACGTCGTTGAGGAAATAGTCAGTGTTCGCGGCCCAGTCGCCCCGGTAATTAAAGCCGGCGGTCAGTGCCAGATCGCCGTCTAAATCAAAGCCCAGCACCTTGCGCCGGCGCTGCAAGGCGGTGGCGTCAAACTCCTGGCTTAGCATGCCTTCCTCGAAAGGGAACTTCAGGGCGCGGCGAGCGTCCTTCTCGACTTCCTCCATGCCCGCCTGTACCTGGTCAAATTTCTCTTCAACCGCGCCGGACTCGGCGGTGGTGCCTGGCTGGAAGCGCTGGCCAAGGTCGGAGTTGTCGTAATACGTCTCAGCCACGGCGGTTTCTCCTTATATCGAAACTCAAGTCATACCCCAGCAGCTCATGCGGCTGCTTGCTGGATTCTGAATAGATGGCGAAGTTAATTGAGGTGCCGGTTCCGGTAATATCCATCGGCTCCTGGCCAAGAAACGGCACGGACCACCGAAACTCATCCCAGTTGGCGGCGTCCCAGAGTCCTCCCCCGAGCATGAAACTGATGGGCTGCCTTCGCGGTGCAGCGGTTTCAATGCCGCCATAGTCGAAATCCGGCAAGGCCCAAATGCTGGCGTCGCTGCCGGAGCGCACATCGAAAAAGGCCCGGCGGAAACGCTTTCGGGTGGATGGAGACTTGAGGTCGGTATACGCCAGTGTTAGAAAGGCGCGAATGGGCTGGCCGTTAAAGCTGTTGCCGCTGTCCAGCCGATACACCAAGCCCTTGTCGTCGCCAAACATCAAGAACTCTTCCCCGCTGGACAGCTCGGCGCTGTGACACACGGCCACCTGATCCGGAAACCGGATTTGTCCGATCCCGGTCGGGCTCACATACAGACCGCTGCCGTCATCAAAGAAGACGCGGTATTGCGCCTTGGTCTTGGAGATGCTGCTGGCCACCACTCGGTTGGCCAGTCCGCCACCCGAGAACAGCGGCTCCACCGGTGCGCCCGGCTGCAGCGCGGTGAAGTCCCCGAACTCTTGCGCCGCCCGCAAGGTGGTAATCCCGCGCTCGGTGACAAAGTACGGCATGAGTAGCGATTGCGCGGAATAGCTGCGGCAGCCCACGCCTGGAATGGTGACCTCCAGTGCAAAGTTCGACGCGCTGGTGCCTCTGAGCATCTGCACGCTGTCCCGCGTGAGCACATGAAGAACCCCGCCGACGCCGCGAATAATGCCGGTTAATCGCTGGCCTACGCCAATCTCGCCGGCACCGCCGGTGGATGCGTCATAGTTGGCCGGATCGCCAATGCCGGAGAACTGCAGGCTGCCTTTCGGGAAGCCAAGAAACAGGTGGTTCTGGTGCAGGGCGATCATTGTGGCGCCGGCTGGTGCGTTGGCGAGAATGGTCAGGGAACCGTCCTGCGCCAGCTCAAACGGCTTTGCGCCGCCCACGCCATACAGGGCGTTGCCCGCATCGGTGGCGTAGGGGTTGCCCTCATCGAACTCATGCCGGTTTGGTGATAGCTCGCCGCCCGTGCCGATTACCTCCCAAGTGGCACCGTCCAGACTCAAGCTGTAAAGGGTAGCCGTGCCGACGGTAGCGTCTTCGCGAATGGCGTATTTCCGGTCGTAGAACGTGGCCACACCAAGGACGGGCCCTTGCCCCGGCACTTCCGGTCCCATCTGCGCGTAGCCCTTAACGCTTCGGTAGCCGCCGTTCACCGGCGTCTCATAATTCACGCACGCGAGCGCAGCGCCGGGCGCCATCTGCCGGGTAGGCGTGATCAGATCAAGGCCGCCGCCGAGTTTGATGTATGCAGATCGACTCACGCTAAAGGCCCTCCGGACATCATGGGCGGCAGCTCCATCGCCACCATCTCGTGCAGGATTCCGGCCTCGCCTGAGCGGGCCGCCTGAACCACCTCTGGGGCGTTTTCGTACAATCCGTAATACAGCATGGCGCGATAGACGATCACCATATGGTAGCGCTCAGGGAGTCGCGGAGTGGTACCGCCTTCAATCAATGCCTGCGGCGTTCGCCAGTATTCAAAGGTGACTTGCCCGTCCGGATCCGGCGGCGCGTCCAACACAAGGACTCCGTCGGGCTTTTGCGTGATGAACCTTGGGTAAGTGTTGCCGCCGTCCTGTACGTCGTGTTTGCGGAACTCGTCCCAACGCTGGGCGAGCAGCGTTCGCCCATTGCACTTCAAAGTGGCCTCGTCCCACGCGCCCATATCATCCGGCGGTGAATAAGTCCGAAAGCCGGTTTCGATCGGGATGCTGGCCTCAGCCCACGCAAAGCGCCAACTGTGCCGGCTCATCTGAATTTCACGCCAGGCTTGCGGCACCCAGCTTACAAAGCGAGCGTATTCGCCATGTTGAGCACTCACGCTGGCCGGGCCTGAGCCGGCAGCGCCCACTTCCTGGCGCAAACGCTGGCAAAGCTCCAGAAAGGTCATAGATTAAGCCTCGTCGGTGACTTCACGGATAATCTGGAACGGGTAGCTCTGAACTTCCGTGCGCTCCATGGTCCCCGGGTCGTAATGGTGCTGGGTGGCGCATTTGAGGACTTCCACTATCGACTCCGACACAACGGCTTTCTCGCCTCGCTTGATTACGAAGCTCTTGCCGTTGATGCCGCCTTGAACCGGCTGCTTGTCCTGCTCATGGGTGGCAATGATGATTTCGAACTGACGCTCTTTGGCATTGCCGGTAGCAACAGGGGCTGACTTTGAAAGAGAGATTGCGTCGCCGCCCAGGGCTTCGGCGATCTTTTTTCTAAGACCGTCGTCGCCAATGTTGTGGGGGAAACTCAGGCCAAGATCCTTAGCGGTGGTTTCCAGTTCCTCGCGGCTCATGTTGCTTGGATTAATGTCGCTCATAGCGGTGCTCCTTCAATCGGATAAAGAAAACCCCGGCAGGTGCCAGGGTCGTTGGGGTGATGTTGGCGTTATCCGCCAGGGTGTATGTTGGGCCAGCATTCCCAAGGTTCCGGGATCTTGGCTGACCGGTGCCAGGCGAGATGGGAGCATCGAGTCATGGCCATCAGATTGCTCGGCTCGTTATTGGCTCTGTTTTCGTCACGGTGATGAACGGAGATCTCAGGCGAAAGATACCCGCCTGCCAAGAACGGATGGTCAGGACTCTTTCTTTGCATCATTTCCTCGACGCGCAACCGGTGCTCAAAGACGTAGCCGTTGGATTGATTCGGGTGATTGGTGCTCCTTATAAATACGTAGCCATCTGAACTTATACTAACGCCACCCTTCCATTTTGGATTTTTGTCGCCCCTCATCCGCTCTGCGCCATCCGGGTCGGCGGACATATAAGCAAACCGGCAATCTTTCGAGCAAAAAATACCGTTGCCCCGCTTTATCCGAGACACCGGCACAAGTGACACCTTCCCGCATTGCTTGCACGCAAGCTGAGCAGAGTTTGATTTTGGGTGCAGCGCGTACTTACACGCCTTGCTGCAGGTATAGGCAGACTTTGCACGGCAAGGTGGAACTTTAAATTCTGTGCCGCAGTTGCGGCAGGTTTTGGTGACTGGCATAACGACCTCCTGGTGTTTGATATATCTTACCAGAAGGCCATTATTGGTGCCATTTTTCTGGAACCATGCCTAGTTTAGTTTATCGGCTTGAAAGCTACAGGGCAGAGGCACATGTTTCAATCCTCGCCATCCAACCTTCGTTAAGAACCTTCGCAACGTAGTAGGCTTTCCAGCCCACCGAGCCACGCTGGCCAAGCTGGTCGCCACCACGCGGGGTATTGGGGTTCAATACCATCGGGGTCATAGCACCGGCGCCCTTGAGCGGGATCAGGCCATACGACTCTTTGCCCACAATGACGATGGGGTACACGTCTGCATCGCTGCCGCCGGTGGACAGAACGCCGTTGGTTGAAGCCGTGCCGCCCGCGTTAGCGAAGCTATCCAGCACCGGGCTCAGGCAGTAACGCACATCCTCGACCTTGCCGATTTCATACGGCAGCGCCTTCATGGTTCCGTACTTCTCAGTCGGGGTGAAGCCCGAAATGTCGCGAATGTCCGCTTCCAGGTCGGTGTGTGCGAACGCGACGAAAGCCGCGTCTACCGGCTCAGTGGAGTAGTTCGGAGAGGCGCCGACCATAGAAGTGATTTTCTTCGCACGGTTGCCCTTGAGCGAGCGCGTGACGGCACGTTGCTTGGCCAGACCGTAAACGCTGTCCACGCCACCACGGGTGGAGCCGTTGGCGAAGAACACGTTAGTCCCTGCCCGGATCGCGCCCCAGGTCTGGTACTCGATGGTTTCGGCCGCTTGCTCACCGCACAACGTGGAGGCATCGGCAAGAACCGGATCTTCAGCCAGGTCGTGTACCACATCGGTAATCTCGACCCACGCGCCCCATTGCTTGATCTGAACGGTCACATCTTCGTAAGCCATCTGCTGAGAGGATGGCGTGACACCCTCGGTCAGGGCCGTGGTAATGTTCGCGAACGGGACCGGGCGACGGAACTTAACGGTATCCGCTTTGTTCTTGGGCAAGGGCTTGGACTGGCCGAGCTTGGACAGGATAAGGATGGGCTCTGCGTGAGCCAGCATTTCGGTCGCTGCGTATGCTGCAGTACGTTGGGAGATATCGCCGTAGTTGGTGATAGCCATGATGAATTACTCCAATCAAATTTTTGAGTTACCGCGCTTTCTTTTTCGCGGCGTAGTGTTCAAAGGCCGCGTCAAACTCTTCTGGCGCTCCACCGCGTGTCGCCGCTCCACGGCGGCTGACGGTCTGGGCGTTTTCCAGTCGGGCTTTTCGCTTGTCGTGCTTTGGGGCACGGCTGTCTTCATCGCCCGTGGCGCTCGTTCCCTTGTAGAAATCCAGTAACGCGGACGCATCGTCGGCGCTGTCGGACCCTGTTAGGGCTTGAATGCTGGGGTTCTGAGTGGTTAGCCATGTATCAAATTCGGGCGCATTGACCACTTCTCGCCAATCGGCATGCCGGCTTTCTAAGCGGGCGTACTCTGACTGAAGCTGTTGCTGATGGGCCTGCTCTTGCATGGGCTGTACAGTGGATCGCAGTTCTGCGACTTCCTGCTTCAATTGCGCTTGCGTCTGCTGGTCTGCATTGAGACGAGATTCGAAAGCGCGGGCCATATCCGGAAAGTCCTCTTTAAACTCCTTCCAGTCATCGACTCCTGCGGAGTCCGCCATATCCTGGCGCTGCTGGTCGTCGTCTTGAGGTTTATCTTCCTGGGTTGCGGGTTTGGCAGATTCCAGCTCTTGCACCTTGCGCTGATGCTCGTTGATCTGCCGCTGGTAGGCGCCTAAGCGTCCGCGCTGTGAAGCGTCGGAATGGCGAAGGCGTTCGTTTTCTGTCTCCAGAGTCTTTAGCTTTTCAGATAGGTCGTCAGACTGTTCACCGGATGGGTCGTCTTTTTTAGGGTCTTCGTCGTCCGGTTCCGGCAAGGCGTCCCGGTCATTGTCGTATTCGTCGCGCTCATCGGCAGGCGTTGAAGCCTTCGAATATTCCTCAAAGGCACTTTCAAAATCTTGCTCGTTGTCGGTGTCGCTGGCGATGGCGTCATCATCCTGCGGCTTGTTCAGCGGCTGGTCTGTCATAGCGGTTCTCCCGAACGGCTGGGGTTAGTAACTTGGATTCGGCTGGTTACCCGGCTCCAGTTCTTCGCTGGCGCGTGCCAGTAAGTCGTCGATCACACGGATTTCGCCGCGCAATTTGTCGTCTTTGGTTGAGCCATTAATCAGGGACAGAATGCAGTTTTCACGGCGGGCTTGTAGCCACTGCTCAATGTCTCGCCATGTGTCCGCGTGTTTATCAATGGCCATTAGTAGCTATCAAACCCCATATCTTGATTTTCCTGGCGTGCCAGTCGGTCGTTCTGACGCTCACTGAGCTCGGCGGCTTTCTGGTCGCGGTCCGCTTGGATCTTGGCGGCGGTTTGGCGCATCTGAAGCTCCAGGCCCTGGCTTTCAAGGCCTACTTTGGCCTCCAGTTGCGCCATGGTGATCCCTTCTTTCAACGCGAGTTCTGCGCGCTGGTGCTCTTGCTGGCTCTGCAGCTGGGTAGCCTTGTATTCCCGCTCCCACTCCTTTTGGTCCAGGTCCGCCTGCTGTTTTTGCCCGGCCAACTGGAACTCTTTTTTCTTGAGCTCTATCTCAAACATGACTTTTTTCTCTTCGGGGCCCATCTCATCACCCTGCTCGGCTTCCCGCGCTTTCATTTCGTCGTCGGTGTACGTGACGGTATCGACCTGCACTTGCATCGTGCGCAAGATTTCGCGGTACAGCCCTGCCCAGTTGGTCAGCTTGGCAAATATGGGGTTCTGTGCAGCAACCTGGGACAGCATCATCAGCTTTTCCTGCTGCTCTTCACGGGCAATCAGGACTGACGTGCCTCGGGCCACCACATCAAAGTCGCCTTTTATCTCGGGGCGGTCGGTGTACATCATGTGGTAGTCGTAAAATCGGCGGACCGTGGGCGCGGTGACGCCGTCGTCGAAGTTCTTGACGGCTGAGCGCAGCACGATGTTGGAGTTGTTCATCAGCATCTGCATGCCGCCGAAGGTCTTTCCGCCTGCACCGGAGCTCATGCCCTCACCCTGCAGCAAAATCGGCAGGTTGGTTTCGGTGTCGGCCAGCTTCTGGGCGGCTTCAAAGATTGCGAACAGTCCGGCCTGGTTGTTTTGTATCTGGAAGGCCTGGAAGGCGTCGCCCACAGGCTCGTCGCCGGTGTCGAGCCACACTTTATTGGGTCGGAGTGCCCAGTTGCCGTCCTGCGGCACCACGGCGCGCTTTTTCATTACAATCTGCGGACCGGCCGACACTGCGGCGTTGTCCATCATCATGCGCCACGAGGCGTTGACCACTTTTTGCGGCTGGCGCATCAGGTACGGGATACCAAAGCCGAAGATGCTGCTGTCGTCCTTCTCCCAGTTAAAGACGCTATAGGGCAGGTCACCGGATTCCAGAGGATTAATGGCGGCTTTGATGACGTGTCCACCGACCATCAGCACGCAACCGTTGTACTCAACCAGCACGTCTTCGTCGATGTCTTCGCAGCCACACGCCTTCAGCTCTTCCTTGTCCAGAGGCCCCCAGTATTCCCACAGCTCGTATTTTTTGCCGTTGGTGACCGTGTCCACACCGGTAATGGCGCGTAGCTCCTGGCGGCTGTCCTGTGCAATCTGGTGGCCGCCGTCGTCCTCTAGGGCGCGTCGTAGCTGGCCTTTAATGACGCCCGGCAAATCGGCTAATTCTCGCAGCTGCTTGCGGTTAAGAAGTTTACGCTCAAACCAGAACTCGGCCTCTGAGGCGCTGGCAGCGGACATATCGGGGAAAGCATCCCAAGGGTCCACTCGCTCAAGCCCGGCGCGCAGCTCGTCCTGTACCTCGATCTCACTCTTGCCGGTCTGCTGGTCAGTGATCCAGGCCCGCCGGGTGCGGTTCACGACTTTCGGGCCTTTGAGGATTCCGGTACCGACCTTGCAGGCGTCCTCGATAACGTCACGAGCGTGTGCGTTGTAGCCAGCTTCGGAAAAGTCATCCTCAATCTGCTGCTGCATTTGTCGGGCGGCTTCGTCGGCGCGGCTTTTGGCGTCATTTTTCTCACCTTTCGGCGCTTGACTGGCGGGGTTTTCACCGGGGGTCATCCCGCCCTCGCCTTTGCCGGGCTCCATGGCCTGCATGGCTTTGGCATGAGTTTTAGGATCCATTGACTGGTGCGACTCGGGCATACCATCCACCATGCCGCCCTGGCCTTCATCGGCGGCCATGGGGTTACCGTCAGTGGTGCTCATCGCCGGCACAGGGGTGCTTTTTACGCCAAAGTTGGTGTCGTCGTTGGGCAAAAGCATATCGCCCATGCGAGCAATGCCGGCGCGGGTCTTGTTGCGCGTGATGTTGACGAACACCTGTGACGAGTTGTTGTCCTTCATCCGCTTAGTCTCGTCGGACGTGTACTCGCCGTGGTACTGACGAAGATCTGCAAGCCAGCGAGTCTCGATCATCTGACGTGCGGACACCTGCTCTTGTGCCAGGCGATCGAGCTTGGACCCCAGCATGTTCAGGTTTTCTTCTTGCCGGACCTGTTCCGCGTCTTGACCTTCCGAATCGTCCGGTGTCGCCTGGTCGTATTGCATAATCAGTATCCTGCGGTCGAGTCGCCCGGTAAGTAGTTGTTAATGGACTGCTGGGCTGGGCGGGTGACAGCGAGTGAAATCTTCATGACCCCGTAGCGCAGGGCGTCCATTAAGTGGTCGTTCTCTTTCACAATCCGGCCCTTTTCATCGCGCCGGTACAGGCGGATCTCGCTCAACGTGTTCTGTAACGTGCTAAGTATCTTGAGTCGCCCAGTGGATAGGCGGTCTAGCACTTCCATTAGCCCCGCTTCCACGGCCTTGTTCGCTTTGTGAAGGATCAGGCCATCGTCTTCGTACAGCTTCCACAGCGTTTTACCGTCAATCTGTGAGCGGCCTCGGGCGGCAGTATCGATAGCGCCGGGTATCCAATCGCCTCGTAAGCGAATGCCTTTTGCGTGAATAGCGGCCTCCGCATACCCCCGGTAATGCTCCGAATAGGCGTAAATAATGTCCGTGTCGCGGTCGTGTGCCAGCCAGATCGCGGCCGTTTTCTTCCAGCCCACGTCAAAGCCATAAAGGCGCGGGAACCAGGCGGGGATTTGAAAGGGATCAATTACGAAGTCTTCTTCGGGCACTGGGTAGATTGCGCCCGATCCCAGGCTGGGGTTGCCGTTCATTCGTGCGTCGAGCTGATGGGGGCTGATACTCTTGGCCATATCGTCGATGTCTTGCTGTTTTATATGAGGAACATGCAGCCAGCCGGCCTGCACGACGTATCGGCTCACTCGCCCACCACAAACTGCGCCGGGCCGACAATGATCTGATCGCCGGTCTTGGATTTCGGATACAGTTGCCGCGCAATGTTCAATGACAGCAGGCCGT